AGCCGTCTTGTTTTGGCGTAATATCTTCCGCAAATTCATGTTTCTTGCCTTCAAATTCAAATGTTTTCATATCATATACCCTTTCATTAAATGAATTACAATATACCGTAAACCGTACGGCGCGGAGATAATTGGATCACCTACCATTTCGCAAATGTATATAAAGCACTGGCCCCTTTGAAATGCTTACCTTCAAAATGTGCTAGGCTTTGAAAGTCGCCAGCTTGATAACCAATTGTTTCGTATACCTTCCCTGTCTCCATTACAGTAACGCCACCCATAATACGATGTACTTTATTAAGGTTGATTTTATACACATCAACCTTATTTTCATCTGTATTTTCTACAACTGCGGTTCTATCGCTTTTTTCTATAGCTTCCTTTGGAACGTTAGGCGATTTATCTTTGATAGCATTTTTCGTAACTACTGCCGCATCATGTAGCGTTGGCGCTTGCGTATAATATGTTACTATCGGCTGCGCCGTTTCCTTATACGCAATAACTTCCTTCGCTACTTTAGGGGATACGTTTAACGCTTCCCCTAATTTAACCGGATTCTTAGCCGTAGTCTGATTGATAATAACCGGTTCTTGTAGTTTCTTAGTATGCATCACGTTATAAGCAAATAAGCCGGCCACTACCACCAATAGCATAAGTAATGCCACGGTGATAACTGGTGCATATCGCCTTAATAGTTGAATGATAGTATCCATAAATACCCCCCTAAATAGGCCAGTTCAATACCAAATCAGCATCAAATTCTTTGCCTTCAATGTTTTCGGTAAATGTATATTGCCATAGATTAGCACCGTCATAATCACATTGGCTATTAAGTTGTGCGCACCAAATAGCGCAACCGCCTAACTGGCTAACGTCTAATACATTAACTAGCCAATCATAACTAGCGTATAGGCCTGTATTCACATACCCAGCTTGCCACAACTTATTAATAAAAACACTACAGATATTTGTTAATTGTTGGCCCGTTGGCATGCCACGATCTGCCTTGTAATCGTCCGCATCTTCCATATCAAACCACACGCCCATAGGCAACTTATCCACAGTTAAACCAGCATCATTGAGCGTGTTGATTACAAATTCCGCTTCACTTGCTGCGTGTTCCTCGTTCATAGCGTAGGAATAATGATATACGCCAATCGCTAATCCGGCATTAATTGCACCATTGATATTGTTATAGAACTCACTATCTAAATTACCTCGGCCATAACCGATGCGGATAATAGCGAAATCAAAGCCATTAGCCTTGACTGCGCCCCAATCAACTACGCCGTTATTTTCGCTTACATCAATACCCCTCATATTTCACCTCATAATTTAACTTTGTTTTCAATTTTGGTTTTAATTAAATCCAAAAACTTCCCCATAGAAACATTGCCGCCGTCGCGGAGGTTTTCCAGTATAGATAAGAATTCAGATGAACCTAAATATAACCATACAAGCGATACCGCAAATTGTTTCTGACCGCTCATTTCATCAAATAAAATAGCGGCCATTGTGGCCGCAACATATGTCATAACTTTTCCAACAAAACCCTTACGCATATATTTAGATGCTATGAGTTGTTTTTCAAACGCTACCGGTATTGCCCGGTATTTTTCCCATGTAGCGATTTTCTCCGGATCATACCCGAATTCATCAATCAACATCTTATAAGCGATTGCCGCCCATTTTGTGAAAAGGTCGATGAATACCAATAAAATAAACACGCCCAATATTTGAACGTGTTTTAAACCAATCACCCATATAGCCAACGCAGCAACGCTACTCAATATTGTTTTTAAGATAAAGCTAGTTGTAAGAGAATTCCAACTATCGATTAAGAAATCTAACACTATTTGCATTATTACTCCTTTATAATCCCTAAGCCATATACCCCTCTTGCTACATTGGCTTTTTGAATATTTAGTTTGTCTAACTTTTCCCTCTTTGTATCGCTAGACATGGTTTCGCTATCAATAATTTTCTTCGATGCTTTATTAATAGCCTTAAATGAATTTTGTGCATTTTTCAGCTTATTGTATAACTTAGGGTCATAGCCTTCCGGTCTCTGCCCTGTAAGTTTTAGTTCATTATGAAGTTTTTCTTGCTCCTTAAAATCATCATAGACACGTTGCACACTATCACTACTTTGATATGGTTTGGCAAAGAAACGGCGTATTTCCGGTAACTCTGTTACACCCTTAGTAGGGCGTTTTTCATTCGCACCACTAATAGCATCCGTTATATCTAAGCCTAATCGTGCAAGGTTGCCACCATAACCCATGATTGTATTATCCACTTTATACGGTGATACGTTGAATGTGTCGCCAACTTTACGGGCCACCATAGATGTATTAGATCCGTATTGTAGTTTATCTGGTAATTTCTCTTGGGATTGAGGGACAATATTTCTTTGTCTGAATTTAGAGTAATTACTCCACCATTCCCAAATCGGAGACAAAGCCGTAGGCAATACATCCGGCAATAGTGTATCAATCGTTCTGTCGCCTAAACCTTTAAAACCGACTCCGTTTCTGCCTGTTGATTTATCATCAAAATACTGCAACATACGTTCAAATGTAGTGCCGTATAACAACCCTAATTCAAACGGCTTAGGTATTTTTACAAATTTATCCCCAGCCGGAATATGGAAGAATGTATCCTTTTCCCATTGTGGCAACTCTTGATATGCCGAGTTGTCTTTATTCAAATACCATAATGCGATTGTAGGTAATGTGATAAACAAAGTAGATTTTATCGTCATACCTTTCGGATCATCACGCCATGCACGTACTAATTTGTCGCCGCCTTGAATGGTTGCATTAAAGAACGCTACAACTTTATTTGCAGTTTTGGTATGCGTACCGGTACGGCTGAAATCAATCGTAATATCACGGCTTGCAATAGATGCTTCACCTAGTGATTTAGGTTTTAAATTGGTTTTTGTTAAACGACTGTATAACCCTGTATATCCTTTTCTAGCATTGCTAAATTCGCCTAAACGGGTAGCCACTTCCGTTGCTTCCGATATAGCACGCAACACTTCCATAGGATTTCTTGCAACTTTTGACAATGCGGACTTACGAGAAAATAATTCTCTTAAATGTCCGCTCAAATAGTCTCTATCAAGGCTTACCATAGCAGCGTGAGCGCCACCACTTTTTATGTAATCCCAATATAACTGGTCTTTCTTTAAGAAATGTGCTAGACCTCTAAATGTATCAACCACAGGCAAAAAACCATGTTTAGAGAATACGCCAGCTGAAATAGTATCACGCAAAGCGTTTGTGATAGCAAATCCAGCAGTTACAGTAGAACCAGCACGTAACCAACTAGCCGGATACTGCAATATTTTTGTTATGAAATTGCTTGTATCCTTATTCATCATTTTCATTGCTTGCGCTAATTCCGGAGTTGTTTCATATACAACTTTTTTCCCTTTAACCCAAACGGAAAATGTATTATCTGTGGATTTGGCCGGTCTATCACCTCTTACCTCTTCGACAATGGTTCCTACGCCCGGTTTATTTGCTAACTTGGCAAAGGTAACGCCCACGTGATTTCGCTCGATTGCATTGTAGAATTGGTATGTATTTTTTACGATGCTTTCTAATGGATCAATAATATCACGTGTACTGCCTTTGAACCGCTTAATAGGATTAGCTACATTAACAAACCCTTTAGAACTAGAAAAGAACCCATCCATACTCTCTGCTGAGAAATCACGGAAAAACGGAACATAATTAGGGTATTTATTTCGCAATAAATTGTATGTTTCTGGTTTTAATATTCCGTTATTTACAAGTTCTGCAAGCATATAATCTTGAAAACGGTGAATATCTTTAGCAGCGCTTTTGAATGTAGGATTTTTTTCATACTGCTTAACGGCCGCTAAATCCTCTTTTAGTGTAAATGTAGGCATCTGGCCGTTACGGTGTAGGTCTAAATCATGCAGCGCTACAAGATAGGCGCTAAAGTCTTTATGTTCTTTTTGAGGTATATCCTTAATAATATCCTCAAACGAACGAACGCCCTTTTCTGGTCTCCCACGCTTAATAAATTCTTCTGCTTTGCCTACCCAGCCACGAGACAACCACGCTTGCATAAACGGATTATCTTTAAATGCTATTTTTTCACCTGTGATATGTTCCACTTCCTCAACCATTTCACGTAATGGATTGAGTTCATCAATAGCTTTTGTATAGACATCACTCGCTACACGTTTAATGGTATCTTTAATATTTCCATCTTTAGCATCCGTAATGATACGTTCAGCTTTAGAGGTTCGTTCAAAGGAAATAGAACCTTTGATGCGGTCTGCACTAGACTGTTTATGCCATTCATGAGTTAGTTTAGATAATTTATTAACAATACCATTTAAAGCCTTATCACGTTCTATAGTTTCTTTGAAGTGTTTATAAAACACCGGAAAGTCCTGTTTGGCTTTTGCTCTGTCTGATACATAATCTTTAAAGAATTCTGCGTATCCCTCTTTACGCTTACCAGCTACATCTAAATTATCATAGCTAGTACCAAACCGCTTTTTGACTTGACCTAACAATTCAGCATCAAACTTAGGAATACTGCTAAATCCATTATGGTTATCAATGTAATGACCTAACTCATGCATCATTGTAGGGATATCACCATATACCCCCGTACGGATTACATCGCTATTAGGATTATACCAACCCTTAGCGTTTTTAGTTCCCAATCTCCCTGTTTTTATGCGCTGATTGAATAGGTTATTGATACTATCAATAATTTCACGACGACTAACGGCACGCCCCATACGTTCAACGCCTTCACTTTGTTCCGTATGTGGTGTTTCCTTGCCCTTTACGCTATATTGTAATGGTTCTGTAGGTCTAACGCCTTTACTTTCCAAATAACGATTTGCCATAGCTTCGTTACCGTCAAAGGCTTTTACAACTGCATTGTGTACTTGCTCATGTGTTGCATTGTCTAAAAGCCGGCTTGGTTGTTGTGCGTATTTGCTCACGCCGCCTTCTACCGATTCCGCTTGTAACGTTTTAAGTTCTTGCGTATCGGTGATTAATTCAGCAGCACGATCACGGCGAACCGTTTCCATATATTCATGGTTCAAACTTTCAACCGGTACATCTAGGCTTTCAGATAATCGAACCTTAACCGCATCAAGTTCAGTTTTCGGAATATCTGGTTTTGTTGCCCGGTTCAAGTCTTTTAAAATTTCGGTATTAGAATTAACTTTATTTTCTAATTCTGCAAATCTTGTTTCAGATGCATCATGATTTACAACGTCTTTCAATTCATTTACGATTGTTTCGCGTGCTTTCAATGGCAATTCATCAATAGCATTTTTCAAACTTACGTTTGGCGCATCTTCTTCGTACCTAAACTTACTATTTGCATCGTTTTCAATCGCATTTTCTTGAATTCTAGGCTTTTCACCCTCTACAAATTCAGTATTCATGCGGTTTTCTGGCTTAAATTCGTTTATTTCGCCTGTACGGGCCTTTTCACCTTCGCCTTGATAGGTTATACCCAAATCATCGTTTTTAACCGATTTCTTTTCGGTATTTTCAACAAAACTGTTCAAATCTGTGTGCGGCTCTTCTCCTTTTACCGCATCACGTTCTATGAACTCATCTTTGAATGGTTCTTCATGTGATGTTCGGTTGGGATCTAGGCTACTATCTTTAAATGATGTATCACGTGGCCCATTTTCATATCTCCCATAATTGCCTTTAAATGTATCTTCCGCAATTTCCGCGCGAACATTATCACGTGCAACTGCTGGGTCTGGTCTTTCATAGTATTCACGAATGATTTTTGCCATTTCCGCCGGTGTTGCATCTGGGTGCGCGCGCATCGCTTCAAGTGCAGCGCTTTCGGTGTTATGTAATTCCCATACGCTGAAATCAACCTGTGTTCGCCAGTCCCACGGATCCAACCCACGATTTTCAGCAAATTTCAATAAACCGTTTTCGCCGTTTAATCTATCTCCAGTAAATTGAACCAAACCACGAGAACCGTAACCGTCGCCGCTTGTAACTGTTGTACTAAAACTGCTTTCGGCGCCAATATTACCAGTCATGCCGGCCGCTTCAACGTCGCTCAATCCATTCATGCGATAACGGTTATAAACGTCCGCTTGAATATTGCCTGTTTCGCCTTCCATTGCTTGTCCGTTCAATGCATCTTCGGAGTATGCACGCGGTTCAACGGCTGATTCTTCCGGTACTGGAATATCTTCAAACGCATTGTACATAACCCCTTCTTGCATATGCGGTTCTTCTTTATTAAAGCGTTCCCCTATATCTTCAAATGCATTAGATGCCTTTTCTTTGATATGTTCACCAACACGCCCCACACGTTTACCGATTGCACCAGATACTCTTTTAGGTGTTGCCACGTGTATCATGGCGGCCGGTGCAATTACATCGTCCCATGCATTAGTAGGGTTCATGGCTATATTTTTTGCGAACTCTCCCGGATCATCAACTAAACGCCCAACCGGTTCCGCAATCGGATCTACTAAAACATTTTTTGCCGTAGCTACATATTTATTCCCTAAAACTCCTTCTGGTGCCGTTCCTTCGTTTTCGGCTGTTGCGTTGGCGTTATATATTTCAGCCGTATTACTTGCAATCGTAGGCGCAGCAAGGACGCCCGCAGCTATTCGCACCTGTGGTGGAACATACGGAGTAATTGCTAGATATCCAGCCGGCTTGCCAACTGCGGCATTGTATGCTTCTGCTCTTGCTTTGTTTAGGCCCGGCGTTGCATGTTCTTCTATAAAGTCGCCGTTATCGTCAAACGCTGAAAAATTATCTCCATTTGCTTCAATGGCATTAGCAGCACTTTTGGAATACTCCCTACCTAGATTATTTGTTTTATTTAATGCATCATCTTTCCAATTTGTTAATGTATTGCCTACATTGTCATTAATTTCTTTTCCTGTTTTATCAATCCATTCAATATTGTTTTTAACGCCATTAGCAACATATTCGGCGTTATTTTTAACGCTATCCCAGAACGTAGGCTTGGGCGCGTTGCCTACGTCATAACCGTATTCGGTTGTTATATCTTCAAAGGCGTTACCGTTTCCAGC